GATGAGTAGAAGTTAGATGCTTTTAGTAGACCTGCAATATATCTAGAAAAGACATTGAGTTGATCAAAGTCATCAGCAAATATTAACATTGCTTTGTCACTATTTTCTAGATAAGTTATGTCATCAACATCCTCAAAATTTTTCCATTCTATTGTAACACGACTGTCTGGTGTCTTTTCTCTTACCAAATTCTCGACACCATCACGACCATATGTACCTGCTTCCTCTCTACGTGTATCCATTTCTACGAATACTAACTTACGAGGTGTACCAGTATGATAGAATGAATTTAATTCAAATAATACCGTATCTTTGTTAGAGAACGTTGTACAGTATTTCTTATTATTTAAATAATATAAATTTTGACCTATCATGCCATTGCCCTTTCTGCATCATCGTTCCAAGTAAAATCGTAAGGATTGTACAGATCTAGTACATCTTTGTTCATCACGCAACCATTGACATTGAGTGACTCTTGTGCTTCGAATACAAGTCTACTAGCACATGCAACTGCGAACTGACAATCGGAACAATCTTTTACTTTACTTGACTTATTTATACCCTTTGTTACAAGTTCATTCTTTCTCTGTAAGATCTCCTCAAACGATAAACCTGTAACGTCTAAGTTCTTATTCTCAAGGAAGAATGCTTGCTCATGTAACATAACATTTAAGTGTGTGGTAGGACCTTCTTCGCCAGGTACAATGGTCAACCCTACAAAGTTTATTGAGTTACAATACAGGTTCGCCATGGACATGACGGTTTCGTTAGCATTGTTCTCATCAATTACTCTACCTAGGAAATCATTCCAAGCAAATAGATTCTTACGCTTCACGAATTGATTACGTGCACGTGAGAATGCAGGGTTCATTTCCACAATAGTTTCATAATCATTTACGGATCTCTCTATAATCCTATTGTAAATATTTTTGTCTATCTGTTTACCAACAACATTAGATGCTTGTAGTGTCCAAGACCAATCCATTTGTTTTGGTGTGCTGTTTCTAAAGAAGTCTACTTTCTTCATTACCTCTTCATAGTATTCGTTATCTTCTAGCATCTCATTTATTCTACCGATAGGCATAATAAACTCGATGATCATCTCACGTCTATACTTGTCTTCGTCATCTAGAATAGAAAAGATATGTCGTAGTTTTTCCATAGAGACTTTATCGAACTTGGCAGGTGCGGCAATACGTGCTCCTGTGTGTTCTCTCATTATCTCTTGAACTACTGAATTGTTTAAAACTGATTCTGTGTTCTCGGCAGTAAAGAAGTCTGTAGGTCCTATTACGAACTCTCTGAGATTCAAACCTGTTCGCTTGACTCCATCAGCAAGTTCTTTTGCTCTATCAATGATCATTTGATTCATATTAGGATCTATGTTCTTGTCTACAAAACAACCAAGGCATCCATGGTCACATCCTGCGAGGACTTCCATTTGAATTAGAACATCAAATTTATATGCATCAGATGGTGCAAGACTTTCAGGTCCTGAATACCTCATCTGTTTGCAATATGATTTTTGCATAGTCATTAGCGTCTTCCTCTTGATGTATGACAACTTGTATGGCAACTAGTGTGACATATGTAGTGTGATTGTGATCTATTTGTATATCTTCCTTCGATAACATCGACTGTTCTACGTACAATATCTTCCATTGTATCTACGATGTCCTGTGGATACATTATACCACCTGCGTATATTCCACCATCATAGTAACCACTGTATACGTTATTATTTGCACCAGTATATTCAAACCTATGGTTGGTTGATGTTCCGCTTGTCCCTGAGTTATAACCACCACTACCATTGGTATATACGTTTGTATACACGTTAATGGTTTTATCGAATGTGCGGAGTTGAGGTCCTCCATACGATTGAACCCAACTGTTTATATCTGAGGCATATGCTGGCATTATCTTCTTCCTCTTGAAGTGTGGCAACTACTATGACAACTAGTATGACACACATAAGCATTATATGATTGGTTTCCTGTCACACCTTCAATAGCATCAACTGTTCCTCTCACACAGTTTGAAAAAGAGTCAACCACTCCTTGTGATTGCATCACGTGTCCAGAATATACCGAACTACCCAAGTCACCATCGTATGTGCTGTAAGAAGCACTACCATGACTGTGATAAAGTGTTTGGTTATGAGTTGCAGTTCCTGAGTTAACATAGTTTGCAGTACCTGCAGAGTTACCAGACGAGTTGGTGTAAACGGCAGTTGCCATGTTGTAACTCACACTGAATGTCCTCAACTGAGGTCCACATTGGTTCTGTGCGTTTGTATTTAATGTTGACCAACTAGGCATTTATACTTTCACCTCTATCATATCTGATCCTGTTTCAAGTGCAATACCGATTAACTTGTAAGGATCGAAATTTGGTTCTACTCCCCACCATGCTACACCTAAACCATTATCATCTGCTATTATGTAGTCACCTTTAGTTGCTGAACCTTTTATCTTTACTGGCACTCGACCTTTTAGTGCTACGAATGGGAATAGAGGATCTTCCATATTTTCTTCTGTCACATTCATTCGAACACCTGGATGAAATGAGACAACTCCTGCAAGAGGCATACCCTCTCTATATTCGGTAATCTCTTTGTCACCGCCTATTGCTACAACTGTCCCCTCGTCATATTCTTTATCTGCTTCATATTTCTCGGCAAGGTCTGCCCAGTTAGCAGAGGTTGCTCTACCCTGATATACACCAGAGTTGTCAACATAACTAACATCTGAACTGTTTCGTCTAAACTGTACAATTCTGTTTGATGACTGGTCAGCAACAATATACCAACGGTTTGAGTGATACTGGATCTTACCTTGAGAACCAGGATCTCCAGTCCAGTTAGATGATGCATTTGATTTGATAGCACGATCAGTGATAGTTAGGTCACCAGATAAACTTCCTGACAAAGCACCAGTTGTTGAAATGCTTATATTACCACTACCATCAAAGTTTGCGTTACCTGTAGCAAAACCTGTAAGAGCAATGTTTCTTGCGGTATTTAATTTCTCAGCATTTGTAGCAAGAAGTGCATTCGAAGCATTTATGGCAGAGTCTCCACCACCTGCCCTTGCTTGAATAAATGCAGAATCTATAGTAACAATTGGCGAAGAGAACCCTGTGATAAACGATTGTATTAGTGGTTGATTCGCATAGAGGTAACCTTCATTATCGATTTGAGTCGTTAAAAATGATCCTGGTATTTTACCTTGTATATGAGCACTGTCTATCATCGCAAGAACTGCCGCACTATCAGTACCTGCAGTGGTTCTTGCTTGAACGTAAGCACTGTCTATCATTGCAATAACTGCCGCACTGTCTGTACCTGTACCTGCCCTTGCTTGTATGTAATCTGAGTCAATCCTTGCTTGAATGAAAGAACTGTCTATGGTAACAATTGGTGAAGAGAATCCTGTAATGAAAGACTGGATCAGTGGTTGATTTGCGTAAATGTAACCTTCGTTATCAAGTTTAGTTGATATGACAGATCCTGGTATTTTGAGTTGAACGTAAGCACTGTCTATCAACTGTTGAACCAATGAAGAGTCAGTGATAGATGTTGCCTGTGAGATAATCTGATTGACTAATGCAGAGTCAAGACCTTCTTCGGCAATCAATGTCTTTACATGATCGGAGTCAAGAGTCTCTTGATTGATTATGTTTACAACAAGTGCGGAGTCAAGTGTAGGGTTAGCATTGATGATACCTAAGACACCTGCAGAGTCAAGTGTAGGATTGGCATTGATTATGTTTATGATACCTGCAGAGTCAAGTCCAAAGGTTGTAGAAGAGTCAATAGTCAAACTACCTAGTGTAATCTGATTAACACTTAAATCGGTTGATGTCAAGGCAAAATTTGAATCTAGTGTCTTTGTCCCTAGTTTCAAATCTCCTGCGACATAAACATCTTTCCATTGTGCTGTATTATGACCTAGATCCGCATCATTATGTTCGCCAGGTATAAGTCCATTCTCTACTCTAAATTGTGCTACTGACATGTATTATACCTCTATGAAGTTGTTGCTTTTTTCACGTCAACACGTTCAAAAGAAAATTGCAATTGTACATTTTGCGGATCTGCTAATAGCGAAACTGTATCATTACCATCTATGGATGCATCGTATGTAACGATTGTATCTGTTCCATGTAGTAGTGTACCGTATGATGTCAATGTTGCAGTGTCTCCGTCATGAGTTACGAATATCTGTTGTGCTTGGTGAGCACTATCCCCAGATGTCTGTGCAGAAATAAAATAATGTGCCGCACGTAATTCTGTACCATCAAATGTATCAATGGTTGTCTGTGCGGAATCTTGAAGTACAACCTTTTTCTCAAGAATAGGTTGGTCAGTTGTTTCGGGGTTAAACTGAATAACCTCTTTTTGTGTTTTAGGTCTTCTAAAGATACGGAATGATCTAGCAATCAATCGTGCCTTACTTCTTCCTCTACGTCTTCTTCCCATTATCTTATCCTATTTTATTTCGAAATAACTGAATCTAAAAGATGCATTGAATACAATGAATTCAGATCCCGATGCTGTAGATAAAAACTGTATGTCTCCTAACGATGTCGGCATCGCGTCAACATACCTAACTTGTTTTGTTGTATTGTTATGACTTGACAGAATTGATAGCGTGATGTCTGCATATGTAGGTGGTTTACCATTATTTAACATTTTGGATGGAGACTCAAGATTTGTTTTCTGATTTCTCAATATCCAATTATACATCTCGGTATAACTTTCCATATTCTCATCCAGAAGAATATCGCAAGACAATTCATTTATCGTTAGAGATTCACCTGGAAATGGAATAGACTGCATTCGTCTTACTGGCATTTCTGCAGGTGGTACAATCAATCCTGGATGAGTTATCGTTTGACAAAAGAACTCCAAGTTAGGAAAGTTCCTTCTGTCGATTGTTAACTTAAAACTGGTAGGTTGTAAGTAATTAAAATTTTCTGTTAGTTCTGCCATAACACTATTTATAATAAAAAATAACTAAAAAAAAGAGGGGCATCGCCCCTCTTCTTATTTTTTTTAAGGTATACCTTATGATCCGAGGATGTTGTCCACGCGGAAGATACGGTAGTATTGGTTTGTCTTCGCATTTGCAAGACCGTTTGCAGGTGTTGATCCAACGAATGGGTTTGAGACCATGCCGTAGCGAGTCTTGAAACCGATTTTTGGTTGGAATGTGTCTTCCCCTACTGCACGAACCATTGTTAATGGTACGTATGGGCAATAGAATAGACCTGCGTCATATGGGTTAGTACCCTTATAACCAACGTTTACATAGTCAGCAACAGCATACGGATCGATGTATACTCTCATACGACCATTCAATGTACCTGCGAATGTGTTTCCTGTGTCGTCAACATTCAATGAGGTGTTCATTGCAGGTGCGTAGTCTAGCATACCTGATGCCGCAAGTGCAGAAGCAACGTCAGAAGAACACACCATGAAGTTACCTTTACCTCTACGTGTTTCTTTTGCGATTGTGTTTGCTTCTCGTTCGATCTGCATGATCAGACCTTTGAACTTCTCAACTGACCAACGTCCGTCAGCATCGTTTTGTACGTCAAAGATACCGTTTACGGATGTGTTAGATGTTGAAGCACCTGTTTTCGCTTGTGAGTTCATAGTACGGATCACTTCGCGGTTGATCTCTGCCATGATCTCTGTTGAAAGAATGTTCGCCAACTCTGTCTCAGCGTCAAGACCATGAATTGCTTTCAAGTCTTGTGCTAATTCTAGAGTGTACTCTGCTTTCAACGCACGTGACTTCGCAGTCACTGTTGCTTTTTCGATGGTGAAACCCATTTCAGCAAAAGATGAGTTAGGTGAACCTGCACCTGAACCTAAACCTTCAGCGTCTACGGTTGACATACCGCCACCGAAACCTGTGCCATCACGGTCAGAGTCGATTGTTAGAGGATCGTTTGCATTTGTTAATCCTGCCAATCCTGAAGGACCTTGTGTGGCATCATGAGTTGCAGAAGAGTCACCTGAGTAACCTGTGATTGCTTCGCCAAACAATGCTTCGTCACCTGCAGTTGCACCACCACGAGTTGTCTCGTACTGTGATTTCATTGCAAAGATTAGACCTGTAGGACCTGACATTGGTTGTACACCACAGATGTCATATGCCATTAGGTTAGGCATTGCTCGTCTAACGAGAGCGATTAGAACAGGGTTCCAGTTCGCTACGTCTGCAGTTGAGTTTGTAGGCACTGCCTCGTTCAACTGAGTCGCTTGCTCGTTCATTTCTCGTTCTTGGTTTTCCAAGATTGCGGCAGTAACCGCTTTACGATGGTTGTCTGTGATAGCACCTGCTGATTCTTCGTTCAGTACTGGTGCCCACTTTTCCATCAACTTATCATATGATACAGTATTCATTTGATAGAACTCCTATTTATTTGTTCTTTGGATTGCTGATAGATACTGCGCCATTGCCCCAGAAGTGCTTTCAACGATTGGTGAATCGTCTTCTTCTACTTCAATATCTGCAGACTCAGTAGTTTTCTTTGTGAAGTATGATTCTTTGATAGTCGCAACTTTCTTAGCAAAAGTTTCTTCTGATTCAAAGTCTACATCTTCAGCGAGTTTTTTAAGTTTTTCAACTTGGGTTGCCGCTAAACCTTCAGATGCTTCTGCGATCACTTTGTCTCGCTTCAACACTTCTAGTTCTTCTGTCATCTCGATATTCTTCTTGATAACATCATTGTTTGCTTCTTCAAGTTCATCAACTTGAGCGGCAAGTTCGTCAACAAGGTCTACCTTTGCTTCTGGAACTTCGATGTAGGATTCAGTAAACAAGTCTTTTAGACTGTTCATGAAATTTTCTGCAATCTCAGTACGCAAACCAGTTTGGATAGCAAGTTTATTGTCATCCATCCACTGCTCAACTACGTAGTTTAGGTAATTGTCAACCTTCTCTACGAGGTCTGCTTTAGTAGAAGCAACTTCTTCTGCTAATTCTTCCTCGTATTTTGTTTCTAAACGATCTATTTCTTCGGTCAATTTTGATTTGATTGCCGCTTCAAAGATTGTTTCTGCTTTACCTTTGAACTCGTCTGACAGAGTTGCCTCTGATTCAACAAGTGCATTTAGGTCTTCGGAGAAGTCAACACTTACGTCAACATCTGCCTT